TAGTTCCATAGTTCTTTGAATCACATACGGAGTGAACACTTCCGGTTGAATTACATCTGCTATTCTAGTAGTCATAAATTATCTCTCCTTTACTTATTTTCTGCTGCTGCTTTTAATTTTGCAGCTAGTTCTGGATTTTCTCTAAATATTCTGCCTTGCTCTGTTAGATTGAAATGCTCCTTAGAGAATGGATTTTTCTTATACTCTGGTGGCATTGGCTCCCCTGGAGGGTTAGTTCCTCTACCTTTCAAAGTATCTTCGCCAAATAAATAAGACTCCTTTTCCTTAAGAGCCTTTAACTGTTCATCTAATCCTATTAAGTTGTCTCCATCTAAAGATACTTTTTCTAAATCTAACAAAGCCTTTACTGCCTTAACATTTTTAGCCTTTTCATCTTTCAAGGCTAATTCTATAGCTGTTTCTTTTCTTAATGCTGCAATCTTGGTTTCATATTCTTCTTTAGTTTGATTGTTTAGGTTTTCTAATTCGGTTATTTTAGCAGTTAGTTCTTCATTTCCTGCTGCCTTTATTTTTAATTCTTTGAGTTGAGTATCTCTTTCCTCTAGTTGAGTTTTGAGTTCTTTCTTTTCCTCGTTTACTTCATTGAAACGTGCTATAGGTACATATTGGTCTTTTATTGAATCCTGCCATGCCTTAAGCACCTTCTTAGCTGTTTCCTCATCTAAACCCATTTTTAACAATTGTTCTAAAGTCATTTATATTCTCCTTTCAAATTTACGTTTTTTAACGTGGGTGTCGGCCACGAAATCTGATACGTCTCTTTTACATCTGACCTTTAAGAAGATGAATAAAAATAAGCCTGTTTAACGACTGTTGCTCAAAGTCAATTAAAAGTATTTCCGTTTATAATACAACCTTTTTAACTCCCACACTACTCCTAGCAATGCTAGAAGTATAAATAAGAATAAGTTATCATATTTGTATAAAGCAAGTATTACCACTAAAATTAGAATAAAAGCAATTCTATGATATAAAGTTGCTATCATTTTCATTTTTGGCTATAGCTAATACTTTAACTACTCCAAATCCTATATATCCATTTGTAACCTCGTATAGTTTCATGTTTACACTTCCTCATTGGCTACTTGTTTCATTTGCTCCATAACTTTTATCATTTCATGAATATCAACTTTTTCAGTTACATCTGGTATGTTTACTGTAATGTTTTGTGGTTTATGTTCTTTTTTATCTATTAATTCTCTCATAGCCCATCTCACTTCTCGGTATACATCATTATATTTCAATTCATGCCCATTTTCATCTTTAAATTCTGCTACTTCTATTTGATGTATAAGCTCTTGTATTCCATTGAACAAATCACCTAAATGTTTTATCTGCTCTATATTTGCAGTTATTTTTATATCATTCATGCTTAACCCTCCTTTTTTTAAGCATAATAAAAGCACCTACTAGATTGTAAGTGCCTAGATTGTAAGTGCTTGAATTTTAGTCTCATTCCCTGTTTAATGCCCAAAATTGAAACCATATTTTACAGTTTTCCCACTATTTAAAGCAATAATGTCATCATAGAATCCGCAGCAGCCTTCATTTCTTAGTTTTTCATATAACTCATCATTATTACCATCGATTGAAAATCTAAAATTGTCACAATTGGCTGTATCTCCACAAGATCTGATAGCATTAGATATTTTGTCGATTACATATTTCGCTTCTTTTTCTGTTAGACCTTCATTAATCAAGTATTCGTAGATCTGCTTATGTTCTAATTCATAACTCCGATTCATAGCTTGCCCTCCTTTGTTATATTATACCATATTTAGACTACATGTTTATTATACCATTCTTTATAATTCATATCTCCAGGTACATAATATCCTTTGCCTGTCTTTGGGTCTCTTCCCCATCTTTGCTTAATATTACCTTCAAAGTGTGGTACAACTGTACTTCTACACCACACATGCAAAGGTGGCCAATTAACTCCTATTTCTCTTTCTGATAGCTTAAATACCCTTAAGTCCATATCCTGGCATATATCAGATGTTCTCATGTCTAAAGTAGCCAAGAATTGATATTCCTCTACACCTAATTCCTTAAAGGCCCTAGCTCTAGCCTCATTAGCAAAGAAAGCTGATTCTGTCATTATTAACCTTCCTGCAGCTCTTTTGGATACTTCCATCTTCTTAGATATATTTCTTATAGCTGTATCTGGAGCATCTCCCCTGATAAATGATTGCGCTAATTCTTTTTGTAATTCATTGACTAATACTTCCCTATCTCTCCATATCCTTTCAGAAAAGTTAGAACCATCTGGAGCCCATGGCCTAGCAATAATACTTTCTATAGTTTTAGTGTCTAAAATAGTAAATGTATCCCCTATGCCAAATCCTTTTTGTACCTCATATATAGTTCTATAATAACCTTCTTTTATTAATTCCTCTGATAGTTTAGTCAATCCATGCAGCCTTTTAGCTGTAATTATTTCTACTTGCTGCCTAATCTGATATTCCAATGATTGCAGTCTACTTAATCTTACCCTTGTACTAGCATTTTCTAATTCTTTTAACCATCTTTGGTCTACTGCATTTTCCTTGCCTTTTGCAATGTATTCCTCTACAGTCCAATAGAATTCTTTTAATTCTTTATTATCTAGTATCCTTCTAGCATCTGTCATTGTTATTTCGTTTTTTTCTGCAAATCTGATATAGAAATCCCTTATATCTCTTTCAAGAATAGCTATAGCTCTTTCATATTCCTCTTCTAAGTCTTTGTAGTAATCTTCACCTTTGTTAAGTAAGGATTGAGTTAATAGAGTAAATCTCTTTTGCCAATATTTATTCGTCTTCGCCATCTTCCTCACCTAATCCTTTATAGGGAGTAAATTTATCTAATTCAGTTTCCTCTTGTTTTTCTAATCTTTCCTTTTCTACTGCTACATCTTCGACCCAGGGGTGGTTAGCAATTATAGTTTCATCTGATATTATTCCTTTGGAATCCTTTGCTATTTCTACATCTTCTTTGTCATTAGTTATCATAGTTTTTCTAAATGTTACCTGAATAGTAGTACTGTCATAATCTTTTTTATCAATGATATTGATGTATTCAGTTGCAAACCAAAGTAATCGCTTGATGCTCTTTCTAAACTTTCTTTCCATAATGCTGGCTTTTAAATCTAATGAAGAATATAGGAATTTTAAAGCCACTCCTGAAGGCGAATTACCAAATCTATCAGTTTTCATGTTTACACCTTGGCCAAATAGGAATATATTTTCTTCTAGCCTATCTAGCATTTCTTTTTTAGCTTCTATAGGTATATTGAGTTCTAATTTATCTACTCCACCTTCTCCTGATACCTTTATGGCTTTATAGTACCTTAGATTCTCTTTAAACTCTGATAAATCAGTATCTTCGTATCCTTTTAATATTGTTATAACCTCTTGTACTTCTTCTAAGTTATTAGCCAAGTCGGCTATGTTCATGTCATATAAATCTATTAACTCCTTGTAGAATTTTAAATCTGATAGCCTTTCTTCATTGTTTGGAAACTCTATAAAAGGTACCTTAGTCCATCCATAGCCTATATCATTGTAATAAAAATGGTAGTCGGGGTTTTTAGGTTCTGTATCATCTAGCACGAAATTCCCATCATTATCTTGGATGTAAAACGTTACTGTCTCCCTTGTCCACCATTCAACTCTAATTCGCTCTTTGCCATTTACCTCTACCAGATAATATCTTAATACTGCTTCTAAGTTCTCCTGGAGGCTTGTATCATAAATAGGGATAACTTCCTCTGCTGGAATAATAATAAACTTGAATAAACCTTCCTCATTTATATATACATGCAGCCATTCAGTTCCTTTATTAGATGAGTTCTTGCCTAATTCAGTTAGTTTATCGTGCCATTCTTCAGCCAATATAAGATTTAGTCTATCTTCATATTCTTTTTTTCCTTCTTCTGTTTGCAATACTGGAGGCTGTCCTACTAAATATGCTACTTTCTGGTCTACCAATATTTTGTGCCAGTTGTGAGGAATTCTGTTGTTAGCCTTTGTATCATCCTCTGTTTTTACTCCATCTTTATAATAGTACTGTTTTCTATCTAGAATGTCATTCTCATTATAATAGTATCTCTGGCCTTCTAGCATCTTAGTAGTATCGTGTTCATCTATTAAATCTTTTATGATGCTTGAATCATTTATGTTGGATTCACTTATTAGCTTTTGTTTTAGTAATTCATTATATGTTATCAATTTATCACCTACTTTTTAGTCACAAAACATGGATTTTGTGTCTAGTTCTATTTCAAAAATTCTATTTTGTTAAACCTCATATCATCTTCTAAGGCGTATCTAATAGCATCTATAGAGTGATTGTTCTTATCTGGATAATCTGCTTTGAAGTTACCTTCTTTGTCCTTCTCTAATTCATAGTTAAGGAATTCTCTAGCTGTATTAGGGCATCTTTTTTTATCTATTATAATTTCTTCTAAGTCTTGTAAAAACTTAATGCCATGGTCTACACTTCCAGGGCCTTTCTTTGCTCCTACTACCCTTAACCCTAAATCTCTAAACTCTGCTATTGTTCTAGGTTCAGCACTATCAGCAGTTATCCTTTCATTAAATTTGTTCTCTTTCTTTATTTCTTGTACTGCTACTCTGTTTTTCATGCCTACCTTGTGTATTTCATGGAATATATAGAGCCTTCTTCTAGTTTTATCAAAATGACATACTGCATAATGCAACGGGTCACTTGCATATCCAAAGTCTAGACCTCTTCTCACTCTGTCAAATCTTGATATTTCTTCATCTGTTATTTCTCTTATTGTTACATTGTTGAATATCTCTCCACCAGTTCCAGTTACTTCTCCTAGATATTCATGTGCATATGCCATAGGATTGACTTTCTTTAAATGCTCTGCTTCTATTAAGAATTGCTCCCCTAACCATTCCTTTGGTACGCTCCTATAATCACTGTGATGGACTAGCCTATCATCCCTATCGAATAAAGCCTCTGTATTTACCCAGCTTTGTACTGACTTTGGAGGATTGTAAGTATATAAAGCTATAAAATCGTCTCCACCTCTCATTAAAGATTGGTTTATACTTCTTATCTCCTCCATGCCACTAAATTGATCTAATTCTTCATACCAAATATACTTAATATACCCTTTTGATACCTTTATTGATTTTAGCTTTATCGGGTCATCTGCTCCCCTAAAGATTATCTTCTGTCCTGTTGGTATATAGGTAATTTCTAACTTTGCTTTTGGTATATCCCATAAATGCGATACCCCTAGCTTTTCTATTGCCCATATTATTTGCTCTACCACTGAGCCTGCTAATGTATCCTTTACTTTCCTTATCACTACTGCATGGGTTATGCTCCCTTTATTGGCATCATTCATCATTCCCAATACTATTTCTATACTGCCAAATGATGATTTTGTACTACCTCTACCACCTTTCAGCCAATAGTGGGTATATTTATTGTTTTTTATGTCTTTGTGTACACCATAAAAACTTGGTGCTATTAAATTTGATAATCTAATCTTCTTCATTTATATCACTACTTATATCGTCTATGATTGTTACTCCCAAGTTACCCTCTATGTTGATTTTATCTGTAGGTTTAAATCCTGCTCTATCTAGGAAGTCCTTTGCTGCATTCAATCTGTCTCTATCATTTGCCATAGGGTTTTTCATAATCTCATACATTACCTTTCTTGCTTCTAAAGCATCAAATATAAATTCTTCTTGCAATTCTTGAATTATTGCCTTTTCCCTTTCTTCCAAATATTTTAATACTTTAGGATTGTTAAGGAGTTGGCTCGCTTGAGAACTAGCACTTTTAGGACTATATCCAGCATTAATTGCTGCTTGGGTTGCATTAGATTTTCTTAGTTTTAAATATTCATCTACAAATAATTTTTGTTGTTTCGTTGCTTCTCTCATATCACCACCTACCTTAAATTTACT